CAGATGATATAATATCTTTTACAGTCATTTGGCGAGTTTGTATTTTAGCATCGGAGCCAAACTGTTTTGGAGCACCTGAACTTGGTCCCGGTTGAGGGAAGCCTTCTGCCACACCTTGCTCGTTTGATTCTATTAAATTGATGTAATCTCTAAGCGATTTATTTGTCATAGTAGTTCCTATATTGTATTTACTTTGAGTCGCGATCTTGATATCGTAAAACAGAAAATCCTTTCTGCTCAAACCAAGGGATACAAAGTTCTCCTCTTAGTATTTGATCGCTACGGACAGGTCGCACTGTCACAGGCTGAAATTGATCTCCTACTAACTGAATAATAATCCAATCACCATCGTGTGTTTCACACAGGGCGGTACAACTTTCGACCCAGTCACCGGTATTACTGTACCAAATATCATCTATTAGTTTTATTTCAGGATTATGGACATGGCCTGCAATAACACCATCAAATCCTCGTTTTTTGGAATAGTCTGCTATTGTTCGTTCAAACTTGAACATAAAATCTATGGCTTTTTTGACCTTATGCTTAAGAAACTTGCTAAGGCTCCAGTAGCCAAACCCAAGACGATGTCTGATCCAATTAAAACGACTATTAACTCCTAAAACAAAATCATATGCTTTATCTCCGAGAAAACTTAGCCAAGGTGCTAATCTAGTTATACCATCAAAAAGATCGCCGTGTGTGACAAGATAGTGTTTACCGTCTACACCGATATGTTCTATTTGATTGCAGATTTCTACCTGTCCAAATGATACACCGTATGGTATCATAGGACGTAAAAATTCATCGTGATTTCCAGCTACATATACAACTCTAGTACCACGTTTAGCGTGACCTAGTACACGTCTGACCACATTGGTGTGGCTTTGTTTCCATCTTAGTTTATTTTGTTGTATTTTCCACGCATCTATGATATCTCCTACAAGATATAGCGTTTCACAGGAATTGTGTTTAAGAAAATTATTGAGTTCTTCGGCTTTACAATCTTTTGTGCCTAGGTGGACATCGCTGATAAAAATTGAGCGGTAAGTCTTCATATAACTATATTTACCGCTCAATATATTACAATTATGTTACAACTGTTCTTCGTCTTTATTTTTCTTTTGTGATATAACCTCTTCTAGCACTAGATATATTATCACAAGAATTAATCCTATTCCTATAATTGGTCCTATCATAATTAACTCCTTAATTACCTAACTGCTTCCGTATGTTTGTGTTTAAAACTTTTCTTAAGAAGTTTAAACCAGAACTTTTTTGCCTTAGCAAGTTTATGTTGCATCTCTGCCTTGTTAAGTTTTAAAATTAATTTTTTCACTTTCATGGTATTACCCTCCTGGAAAGTATTTATATTATTGCTGTGCACGTTCTTGAAGGTATGTTTCGTTGTGAATCCATTTATTGTTTACCAAAAATCCCCATTCACGTTTATGAGGACCTGGCATAAACAATGTATAACAGGTTACGTTTGGATCTAATTCAATACGATGGTAACTTGTAGCACCACAGGTCCTAAAACTACCTGCACCTCTCCATTTAGCAACTTCACAGGTCATTTTACCATCTGCATTAAATTGCGGAATCCATTCGTAATATCCGCCTTTTAGAATAAGAGTAGCGTATGGCCAAGGATGATCGTGAACATCATCAGGATCTGATTTTAAAAATTTATGGATGAACACATTGAATGGAAACCATTTACGATCTTTTAGGAAAATATAGTAACGTTCCAAATATGGTTCGTTATTTTGACGATCCATTACAACACGTTTTCTGCCCCAACGTTCTAGCAGATTTAAAAATTTTTCAAACATAATATAACTCCGGATATTTGTAATAGTACAATTATACAAGAATATTTGTATGTTGTCAAATGATTTCAAAAAGAAACCCGCCGAAGCGGGTTCTGCTATTTTTGGTTACAAGGCATAACTGCCTCGCTATTAGGCGTTTGAGGCCAATAGGAATGTATCGTCGTTTGCGATTACTTTATTTTCTTCTTTTTACATCGTTGCTGATGTGTTGCCGTCTCTACTATCTAGCCCAATCGATTACCAGAGCAGGCCCACCGAAATACACTATGGTTTATTAAGTATGCGGGCTATGCCTAACGCAGTGACTGGGATACCAAACCCGATCTTGTTATAGATTCTAATATACTTTGGTGGACCTGGCCGGATTTGAACCGGCGTCTTGAACTCCTTCGCTTTGAAGGGATTACAACAATTCTTTTAATGTCGATGTACAATTAATTCTTGTACATCAGCACCGTAAACACTTTCAACATCGCTGTTATCTAAAATGGTTTTTGTCAACGTTTTAGCAATTGATTCGGCATCTTTTGAATCTTTAGCATCAACCTCTATACATAACATAATATTGAATTTTTTCATCTGTAATTATTATACCAATCCCATAGCCAACATCCAAATATAATGAGGACTATAAGAAAACCTAAAATAACATCATCAATCATATTAGTTTGGCACCGCTACAACTTGCTTAACGCCAGTTTGCGGATTTACCATCTCTTGCCAATGATAACCTACAGGTGGTGCTTGTACAACGGTTTGTGGTTGTTGTACAATGACTGGTTGTTGCTCAACAACCACTGTATTTGGTTGAGCTAGTTCATATCCCACTACACCTCCAATGAGTGCAGGAGCTACCCAACATCCGCCGCATCCATAGCCACCGTGGTAATAACCACCGTGCCAACCAAATGCACGATATGGACCGTGTGCTTGTGCTGAACCAACAAACGCTAGTGCTAACAAACTTGCTAGAATAATCTTTTTCATATTAGTCTCCTTATTGGGCAAATTGTTGAGTAAACAATTGTCCACGATAGTTAAAGGTCACTGTAGACCCTTGTTGAACAGTCACTGGAACATATGCACATACCTGACGTACTTCTGATCTAGCACTGTCTTTACCAACATCATTGCCAATGGCACCACCAACCAACGCACCGACAACACCTCCGACTAACCTGTCTTTACTGTTGCCGCCAATTGTGCTACCAATTGCGCCTCCGGCCAATGCACCAATTGTGGCATCGCCTCGGCTATTATCACGGGATACTTCACGCATTTCACATTGACGTTGTTGTACTGTAACATAGCGTGGTTGAACACTAACTACTGTAGCAACTTCTTGTGCTATTGCTAGACTGCCGACTGTTAACAAAATTAATGACAGAAATTTTTTCATAATATATCCTAAATTTTTTATCGGACTCCGTAGGGCGTGTGGGTCCTCCGACTAGACTGATAGGTTTCTCACCTAACTGCTATCTGCTATGCAGAATATGCCCCTATCAGATCATATATTTATTATATGAGAATCTCATAATAGTGTCAACCAGTGGTTATTTTGGAACTACCATCGTTAACAGTTTGACCTCTTGATGTAACCGATCCTGCAACTGCAATTAATTTGCCATTGGCATACACTTTTGGAGAAGGAGAACTAACAATAACAGCACCTGATGCTGTTTTGGACCCAACTTTGGCTATTTGGTGATTTTCCAAAAATACAGTTTGTTCTGGATCAGACACAATAAGATCAATGCCGGCTGTGTCAACACCTACTCGAGCAACCCTTGGCATTATACTTTAGCCTTTATATCTTCAATGGCTTTTGAAGGGCTATCTAACCCTAGCACATCACCAAGTAACCAACCTTTGGCATCTTTGAAATATTGTTCGGTTGTTTGATAGACTGCGGAACTAGCAATCCAATCTTCAATATTGTTTACAGAATCACTGATTTTTTTAGAAATTATATTTTGTGCCTGTGTTTCTGTATGAATAATAAATCCATCAGTTACTTCTTGTTTTATCTGAGATTTAACATCACTAGTATCAGATTCTACTTGCGTTAGAACTTCTTGTTGTCCATTTGCTGATAATGATCGCTTTGTTAATGCGATATCAAAATTATTTTTCTTAATCTGACTAGCTGCCGCAGCCTGTTGAGTCGAAATAGCATCTGTCACCGCCGTTGACACACCACCAATTGCTGAATTAAGATTAGAAGTTGCTCCAGCTATTTTAGTTACATTATCTGCCGCACGACTTGTACTATTTTGCAATGCTTCTAATGTTATCTGCATTAGTTTTAATTGCCCAATCAACAATGCATTTTGCGCTATCATAGTTGAACTAACTCCTTCAATTGCCGTAGCAATAGCTGTAAGTTCAACTGTGTTATCTATAGCTGTAAAGGCTCCGGCACCACCGGTTGCCCCCATTGGTGTAGTAATTGGCGTTCCCATATTGTTCTCCTAATATATTATTTAACGAAGAGCAATACCAGTTGTTCCTTGAGTATACTGATCCGCGGCGTCTTTTTTACTAATCACCATTGCTAGGATGTGTTCTTTCTTTAATGTAACATTATCATCATTGCCCAACAACATCCAAGGCATCATTCCTAATCCGCCTTGCGCCATTGTAAGTGCTAGTGGACGGTTAACTTTAACATCCATCAAATTATCTTCATCTAAACGAGCAATTAATTCATCGCCGTTAACTAGTTTGATACTTACTACATCTCCAGAAGAGATACCTTTATTGATTAACATATTTTTCCTTTATTTTGGTTCTTCTTTTACTGGCAAAGAACATAATGCTTCTAGTGTTTTGTAGTGTTCGTAGGCTTTTTTAAGTGCTTCGAAATGCTCTAATTTTTCAAGATCTGGTTGTAGTATAGCAAGTCTATCCTCAATGGATTCTAATAATTTAACTAGACTGCGGCCTTTCCATTTAATATCACCATCAAAGTTTGCATCACCGTGTACTTCAAGGGTTGAGCTAGCCGGAGAAGTTGAATAACTAGTACCGTTAAGTCCGTTATTAATTGAGGAAGACCAATAAGGTGATCCTGTTCCTACTATATAGCCTGCTTGATAACCTATAGCGGTATTATTACATCCAGGTGTGCCCATTGTACTAATAGAAATATTATTCATTATAGATGATAGATCAATTGTAATAGATTCCGACTCTGAGGTTATACTAATGTCATCAGTTATTTCACCAATTTCTTGAGCAATTACACCGTCGCTGGTCCATTCAAATTCAGCAGGATTTATTTTATCTAACGCCTTTTTGAGTTGATCAAATTTATCATCATCATCCATTTAGATGTTCCCTGAGTTCAGTGAATCCTCCGATTAAGTTTCCATCTAGAAAAATTTGAGGAACGGTGCGAGCTGTCGGTACTGCTTCTAATAGTTCTTCTTTTGTGTAACCATCACCAATTTTCTTTTCTTCATAAGGAATTCCCTTATTGTCTAATAATGCTTTTGCTTGTTCACAAAATGTACAATTATACTTACTCCATACTACTGCTTTCATTGTATTCTCCTTATGCGTTAGTTGTATCATATGTCTGGGCAAAGATGTCTTTTTTCACTACACCATAATCATTAGGACCGTGCCGTACAATATAATCTTCACCTGTATTATAGTTTAGCTTTTCACCCCAACTGGTGTCAACACTTCCTGAACAATCAGCAAGTTTAGCCATCTTGATTATTTTTTTAGGTGTGCACACACCATTGCCTAAATCATCTTTGAGCTCTTTAAATCTTTCTGGACTAATTGGATATTGTTCACCTTTTGGACCTGTCATAATATAATAACCTGCTGGATAATTGACTGGACCTTCTAATGTTTCAATAGTACCCGGCTCGTTGGCTATTTCATATTTTTCTTTAGCAGGTTTTTTGTAGGTTTCAAATCCGCCATTTTTAAACCAATCATCATTGATTTTGTTTTCAGATTCTACAACCATATCGATATATTCTCGTAATGTTTTCATAATCATAATTCTGGTAATTCACTGTATTCCATTTTATCACTCATCACACCGATAACATAGTTTGTACTTTCGTTTTCTTGTAATGCTGTTTGTTTCTTATTAATATTAACGTGCTTGTTAAACCAAGGAATAGGACTTTGTCTAGGATGTTCTTCCCTGTACTTAATTCCAATTTCTTTGAGTCTTGTAAATGCTGTATAATCTACAAAATCTCTTAGGATGGTAGCATTAAGTCCGATTACAGGACCTTTGGTAAACAAATAATCTGCCCAAGATTTTTCTTCTTCTATAACTTCTGCGTATAAAGAGTATACTGCTTCTGTACACTCACTGTCGAGTTTTTCAAAATCAGGGTCGTCTTTGACAACTTGGTTGATTAGCCAGGCTGTCCACTCAGCGTGTAATAGTTCATCTTGTAAAATTAAACTAATGATATTACCATTACCGATATAGATTTTATTTTCAACCATTGCTAGGCTTGTAGCAAAGCTAACCATAAAACGCAAAGCCTCAAGAGCATAACTTGCGTGTAGTGCCATCCATATTGCTCGCTTATGTTCGTATGGATCAATTTGTTCGCCCACTTCCTTGCGAGAATTAAGAATGTGTAAATCTTCATAATACCTGCCAATACTGGCCGCCATATCTATAATTTCTTTGGTATCGTGAATTGATTCAAATACTTCTTTGGGTACTCCATAGACATTACGAATAATGTGACTATAACTCTTAGAATGAATATTGGTTTCAAAGAAACTCCAATTACTGATCAATGCTTCTAGTTCTGGAATACTAACAACAGGTCCAAACACCTGATTTGGTGCACGACCTTGAATACTATCCAATGCAGTTTGTCTTAGAAGGTTACTGGTAAAGATATGTTTAACAGCGTCACTGGCTTCTTTATGATCCATCTTGTCTTTGGTAAGACTAATTTCTTCAGGAACCCAAAAGAATCCTCTAGCCAATTCTTCAAACTTGGCTATTTTAGGATAGCGAAATTCTTCAAATCTTTGTACCGTAACTGTGCCATCTAAAAACATTTTTCTTTTTAGATAATTTGTCTGTGTCGTTAAATCGTATTGTTCTTTGCTCATTTTATTTTTAATATTATTTTATGGTCTTCGGTAACCAACGTATCCACAGCCTTTAATTCTCCGTTGACTTCTACATAAACAGGAACTACTGGCCATTCTTTTTTAACAAATCCGCCACTTGGATTGATAATCAATGATCGCCACGCATCTATAATTTTAGTATGTAGATCATAGGCGTCAATCATAGCTTGCAGGCCTCGCAGTCATCATCTGTGTATATTGTAACAGGTTCGAGATCTAATCTACTAGAAGTTTGAGTATTCAAAACATTCTTAGATCCGACTTTATCGATCAAACTATAATAAACTGTTTTCAATCCCCACTTGTATGCCAACATCAAATTCTTGGCAATCAATGTTCCTGGAACTTTACCGTCCTCAAAATGTTTTGGAGAATAAAATGTATTAGTACTAAGACTTTGATCAATGTATGCGGCAAGCACACAGGCAGTTTTTAAATATCCAACACAGTCTGTTTGATCCCACATTAATTGATAACGGTTCTTTAGACGTTTGTATTCTGGTACTACCTGTACAAAACTTCCAGCCTTGGATTCTTTTACACTAATCATTTCCATTGGCATTTCAATACCATTGGTGGAGTTTAACACAACTGAACTAGACTCAACTGGTGCCACTGCCATTAATGTAGCGTTGCGAATACCGTATTGTTTCATACGTTCACGCAATGGTTCCCAATCTAAGCTAGGTGTAAAGTCTGTTAAATCATTAACACCTTCGGCTCTACGTTCCCAAGGAAATACTCCCTTACCGTAGTAAGTATATTCACTACGTGTGCAAGGCCCACGTTCTTGGGCAAGCTCTACACTTGCTTCAGTAAGGTAGTATGCCTGATGTTCCATCCAACGTTTGACTTCGGCAAGAGAATCTGCATCACCGTATCTATAACTACGACGAGCGTGCCAATAAGCTAGGTTGGTAATACCTACACCTAATGGTTCAAACTCTTGGTTTGCTAATCGACTTTGTACACTCAAGAAGTCTTGATAGTTTAGTAGATTAGACAAGGATCGTACAAGTACACGACAAGCCTTTCTCATTTCCTGAGGATTACGGAAGGCGCCCCAGTTTATTGACCCAAGAGTGCAAAGAGCAATTCGTCCCGCTGGATCTTCAATTCTCTGGAAAGGGCGGGTGGGTAAAAGTATCTCTTGGCATAGATTTGATTGATATATTGGATCTGTTGTTGTATCAAACGGACCTTGATTGATGACGTTGTCGATATTGACAAGATATATGCGCCCCGTATCAGTCCTCTCTTTAAGGATTCCATTTTTAAATATCTCATCTGCTGATAAGACTTTCTTTTTAATTGTCGGATGCTTCTCATAGTTCAAATACAATTGTTCAAATTCTTCGCTATCTCTGTAATATGCTTCGTATAGGTCTGGAACTTCTGCTGGATCAAACAATGTAATATTACCGTTATTTCTGTAACGATTCCAAAACATCTTGTTTACTACTACAGAGTAATCCATTTGGCGTACACGAGTTTCTTCTGTACCTTGATTATTTTTAAGAATAATGAGATCTTCAAATTGATAATGCCAAATAGGAAATGTAACTGTACAACTTGCGTTACGGATTCCACCTTGTGAGCAAGATCTTAAATCAGCAAACCATTTCTTTAAAAAGGGTATCATACC